GTAGGCGTGTTCGTGCTTGCATCCCAAGTACCTTTGTAATTGAGCGCACCTATTGCATTTGTGATGGAACTGACGGTCTTTAACATACGTTATGAGCCATCTCCGGGGGTCAGGTACACCACTGCCGTACTAGAGGCTGTGATGCCCGTAAAGTAGGCGTTAGCGTTAAATGTCAGTATCTCGTCAGTACCAGCCAGTAACGGAATGGTAGAGCTTGTAGAGGTAATGACGGTAGCGTTAGAAGTGGACGCAGCAGCCGTGTTACCAACACCCATAAACACAGTGACAGTGCCGCTGTTAAGTATGCGGTATTGGTTACCGCCTAGTGTTGTAGATACGGCTTGCACAGGCGTGGGTGCGGTAGTGTTTGCCGTAAACATGACGGTGTTACCCGTAGGCGTAAATGCTTGCGTTCCCATATTATTCCTCTGCTGGCGCTTCTTTAGGAAGCTGCGCTTGTGCTTGCTCTTGTACTTTTACGATAAGAGGCCACGCACCTGACTTGGAGGGGAGTTCTCCCAACACGTTCAGAATGAATTGCACTTCGTTAGATTCAAGATTTAAGTTCATAGTATTACCCTCTTTAGTTAATTAAACTGTCCACGGAGTTCCGGTAGCCACGACAGGATTCTTTAACAACTCAATCTGAGCCGCCAAAGATGTCTCTGTAGCCGTCTTGTCCACTCCGTTAGCCCAGCACCAATCAAGCACTTCTTGCTCGGTAACGCTTGCGTAGGGAATAGATGGTGTTGCCAAGGCGAAACTGCAAGTTGAATACACAGATGCTGTGTAGTCTCCATCAACTGCGGTTGCAGTCCAATGAGCGGTGGTGATGAAACCGTCAGCGACCAAGTAGTCAGTTTGAGTAATTGTCCAAGTTGTTGTCGTAGTCATAATTTATCCTTTAGTAATATATTGAAGAAGTGCAATTACATAGCCCAAGGTAAAGCACACAAGGGGATGACAGATAACTTTTTGGAAGTATGTTTTCATGTCAGTCCTTAAAGATTAGCGGCAGAAAGACGCTGACGTAGTGATTCAATCATTGCTTGTTGTTCTTGGATTGCTTTGACCAAAGTTGGAATCAATGTTTCATGGTTGATGTTCTTGTACTCAATACCATCTGCACCAGCTTTTGATACTCCAACACATTCTGGAAATACAGTTTCAAACTCTTGGGCAATGAAACCAGCAACATTTTTCTTGTCTTGACCTTTGCCTTCTTTCCAATCAAAGCGTCTTGGCTTTAGTGCCATGATTGCATCAAGACCAGTATCAATATCACGCACATTTTCTTTGAGGCGTTGGTCAGAAATAGCTGAAATTACAATTGAAGTGGCGAAAATAGTACCGCCCATGCCTACATAGAAACGATATGCGCTTGCACCAGTTGAATACAAATCGTATGCCGTATTTCCATTTGTAGACCCAGATTGACACGATGCAATTATCCCATCTGCATATAAACCAGACCCAACAGTAGTGTTTGCTGTTGTTGTTCTTCCCACCAGCAAGTTACCGCTAGAGTCGAGGGTTGCTTGAGCCGTGCCACCATAAGCCCAAATAAAACCTCGATAAGGAGATGCTTGGGATGAGTTGCTTGTAAAATAGCCTGTGGAAGAATTGCGACCAAAATCGTAGTATTCAGAACCATCGCCTGTTATGCGTAACTGATAACCTGATGCTGGTGCGCCAATAGTTCCATTGCCAATTACCACATTGCCATTAACTTGCAATTTAGTGTTAGGCAAACTTGTACCAATACCCAACCCTGTTGTGGTGAGGCGAGCGCCTTCTGTACCTGATGTTGAAGTAAATAAAAATAAACTATTTCCATTTGAAGCAACACCAGCACCAGCAGAACTACTACTATTTTTAATCACTATATATGCTGTGCCACCTGCACTCTCAGCTAATATTGGTGTATCACTTGAAGTGTAGACTGTCAGTTTTGAAGCTGGTGAGGCAGTTCCCACACCTAAATTAGTCCCATCAAAAACTAGCCCAGACCCAGTAGCCAACACACTAGAACTCGATGCGTAAACCACAGCGTTGGCAGTGAATGAGGAAAGCCCTGTGCCACCGCTAGATGTGCCTATAGCTGTTGTTGCCGTTAATGTAGTAAATGCACCTGCAGCTGGAGCAGTGCCACCAATAGCAGGAGGGCTTGCAAGGTAAGTAGAAAAACCTGTACCGCTGACAGTAGAAGACGCCGCCAGTGTTGTGAATGAACCTGTGCTGGGTGTAGTTGCGCCTACCGTGCCGTTATGTGGGCCTGACAATCCTGCAGCTGTTAACGTAGTGCCGTTAAATGTCAGGTTAGCAGAACCCGCAAAAGCGCCAGCATTGTTGTACTGAACTTGCGTGGTAGAGCCAGCCGCAGACACAGATGCTGCGCTGATGGTAGCGCTTGACCATGTAGTGCCGTTACTTGTCAGCACATTACCAGATGTTCCGGGAGCTACTACCGCTACATTGCTTGTGCCGTTGCCCAGAATGACGTTGTTGGCAGGGATAGTGATTAAACCTGTACCGCCTTGCGCAGGGGTAATGGCAGTAGAAACACTGGATATGGTTACGTTTGTGAGGGACACATTACCAAAGGATGTGGTTGTGTTGCCCAGATAAACGGTGGTATTGCCCAGCGTGATGCCAGTAGCAAAGTTGCTATCCAGTTGGGATAGGGGAATGCTGCTTGTAGCAGAGCCAAATGTATACGGTACAGCCATCTTAGAACCTCACTCTTAATTCGTGTTCCATCTCGAACGTGTTGTAAACAAATGCAGGACTACTAGAAGTTAGGGTTAATCCTAAATACTTTCCGTATTGTTGTGCATCTGACTTGTAAAGGAAATACCCTTGAGAATACAGCCACGGTATGACCTGACTGCTACTGTTAACCCAAGAAATTGTCGCCCCTACATTATTGACCCACAGGGTTTCATTGGTCAATGCGTAAGCAGGGCTAGAGCCTTGCTCGCTATCTACCGTCACAGTCAAAGAAGCGCCTGCAGTTAACGTAGCTTCAATGCCAAATTTTAAGGCTTGCTTGGTACGGATAGGGTCTCCCAGCGGCATGAGGGCTGTTCTGATAAGACTGTTAACCGCAGCGGTAGAGCTGGCATATAACTTGTACAGTGCTTTATCGTCTACGCCATACAAGGAAATAAGGCCACCTACAGGCACAGACGTTACGTAGTCCAAACTTCCCTGACTTGTGACAAACCACTTCTTGTCAAAGAACACGCACTGAATTTGTCTGGGCGTATTGTTATTGGTGGGGTCGTTGTAGGTAAAGTTAAAGGCAGCGCAGAGGATGTTGTTGAGCAACACCTGACCGCCCGTCACTGGCAGGGTAAAGTCTATGTACGGGAAGATGCCATCCAGCTGGTCAGAAATCTTGCTGGTAGTAGAACCCACTAGGGCATACATACCGTAGTCGTTCATAAACAGAACAGAGCGAAAATAAGGAAAAACCCCGTACAAGCGTTTAGTGCCCACAGAAGCGCTGACGTTGGTATTGGTAAACAAGGTCTGACCCGTGCTAGACACCCTTAAATCGGAGAAGACGTTAATGCTGTCATCTCCAAAGATGTACAGAAAGTTGTTGGCAGACAGTAAACCTTGTATGTTGCCGTGCAGTGTGGAATCAGTCAGGGTAAAAGACCCCGCTGAAACGCTTGTAAAGTCGCTATAAGACCCCGCAGCGCTGTAGTAGATAGTACGCCCTGCCGCAACCCACGCACGGCCTGAAAAGGTGGCTACATCTATGATGGTGTCGCTGTTAAGAACTACTGTTCCTACCGCACCTGTGCCAGAACCAGATGAGAAGCTGACAGTAGGCGCTGCCGTGTAGCCAGAACCTACGTTGGTCATAATCACACCGACAACCGCACCGCCACTTACAACAGCAGTACCCGCAGCGCCAGAACCGCCAGAGCCTCCAGCAAAGCTTACTGAAAATGAGCCACTAGCTCCGTATCCTGTGCCGCCGTTGGTGACCAAAACGGCAAGTGTGCCCGTTTTGAAAGTGTTGTAGGACGCAATGGCAGTGGCAGTTGTACCGCTAGGCGGAGCAGAGATGGTAATTGTGGGCTGAGCTGTGTAGCCCGTACCTGCGTTTGTAAGGATGACACTGTTAACTTGCCCCGTATTTAGCACGGCAGTGGCAGCTGCAGCGCCAGAAGAGAAGGTTACGCTGGGTGCAGTTGTGTAGCCAGAGCCGGGATTGGTAATAGAAACAGCAACAACAAGACCGCCAGATATGGTTGCCACCGCTTCCGCTTGTGTGCCGCCAGTGACATTGGGAGCGCCTAAAGTGACACCCGGAACAGCTGTGTAAGCAGAGCCGCCAGAAGTGACGTTGATGCTTGCAACGCTGCCAGCACCCGTTGTGATGGTTGTCACCGCCGTAGCTTGTACGCCGTTAGCATCGTTAGGGGCGCTGATGGTAACGCTGGGCGCAGACAAATATCCGTTGCCGGGGTTTGTGATACCAATAACGCCGACAGAGCCAATGGTGACTACGTTGTTGCCATCCCAAGATGACACGCCCTTACTGGGGTCACCGATAATGATGCGCTCGTTTTTGTACTGAGCAACAGTAACCCCAGTGTTGGAAAACGTGCCTGTAACGGCAACATTTGCCTTTGTAGCAGAGTCAACTTTAAAATACTCAGCTCTGCCGTTGTCTTCAAAGCCAACAACATAGTCGCTAAGTCCTATGTTTGCAGAGACAAAAGTAGTAACTGTGTTGGCAAAAGTAACAGCAGTGTTGCCAGAATCTTTGACCGTAGATTGAGATGGAACAATTTTGATGTTGCCAAAGCCAATAGGCATGGCGTTCTCAATCCATGCGAATTCTTCTTCCTTGATGGCTGTTCTGTTCGCTTTGGTGTTTAGGCCAGCAAAGTTCTTGATAACAGCATAGGACTTTTTTTGCTCTGCTGCTGCCATAGTTAGAAGGATGAGTAGGGGTCAGGAATCCGGCGTGTATAGGTCGAGTTCAGAACCGCCTGTACATGCTTGGCATATTCTTGCTTGTAGATTTCAGCTTCACCATAGCTCTGCTCTTTGTACTTGGCTTTGTAAGCGGCATAAAAAGCTACGGGTGTGCTGTACGGGTCAACAATGCTGTCTACAGTAGACGGACTATTAAGACTGAGCGCAGTCGGCAAAATGACTGTATCTACTTCTATGGAATAAGATTGGTCAGGCACGGGCGCTATGTACAGCTGGCCTTGTCCGTATGAAGAGAAACAAATAGGTCTGCCTACGTAGTTTTGCCAATAACGCAGCTGAGCATTAAAGTTTGTCCACGGCAAGTAACGTAGCGGAATACGGCTGTTACCCCAATACAGGGTGACGTTGAGCACATCCAGCGTTTGTATGCCGTTAGGCAGGGCAGCAAGGCTGATAATCTCGCAGTTGCTAGAGTATTGCAGTGTGGCTGTGCCGTTGGTAAATACTGTAGTTGGAGGAAATGCGTAACCAGAAGAGGGGTACGGCGCTGCGTCCGTGTTTAGTGTGCCACTGGTAATGACTTGGTAGATAAACACATTTGAGAAAATGAATTGACCAGCGGTGACAACAAGTCCGTTAGACCACGGTATCGCCACAACTCCCGTACTAGAGAGTGGTGTGTTTGTAACTTGAAGAGTGCGCAGGCATCCAGTATCCCTTACTACTCGTTCACGGGCTTCGTTAATGTAGTCCGTTAATTCCGAGGTAGACCAGAAGACAGCGTTTGCATCATGCAAGAGTCGCTGAACTTCCGTAAGATAGGAAGATAGAGTCGCCATTGAGCATCCATTTTAAGCTGCCCTTTGGATGACTTTTCGCTCAACATGTTTTTCAACATGAAGAGCTACTACGCCAACCGCCGAGGGTAACGAGCGATTCTGTTGAGGAGGTTGTTCAGAGATTTTAAACTCTTGCAACTTCTCATAACCTTTTTCAATTTCTGCAAAAGACCGTACCCAGCCCAAGCGGGAAAGATACGGTTCTTTGTTGGGGTGCATGTAACCAAAAATATGCTTTGCTGCCTCTAACGGTATTTCTACCGTTGTATCTTTAGGAAAGTCATAAAAGATTCCACTACACCCATCTCTGAGTTTAGTGTCGCCAGTATTAGTTACATAAATTACCGTACTCATAACGTCACAACGTCACCGTAAACCGTGATTTCAACAGAGTTGTTGGCTGCAGCCGCTGTTCCAACATACACATACAAGGAATTACTATAAATCGTAGTTGTTGCCGTTGTCGCCAAAGGCAGGTCTTGAAATTTAGTAGAACCTGTAACGGTAGTTAGAGCAGCAGCATTGGTTACCGCATTGCTTGTATTCCCATCACTGCTGGTGAGAATAGTTACATTTGCGAGAGCAACGCTGCCACTGGCTTGACAAACGGTTACACGGCGAACAATGAATGACGTATTGTTACTTTGAGCAAGTGTTGCTACTGCGTTACCTGTAGCGCCCAAGTAAATTGGAGCTTTAGGAGAGCAGACAGCAAAACTGCCAAAGTTGTCAGGGTACAAAGCCCCTACATGATTCGCATTCATGGTGTGTCCCTATTAAGAGTTGTAAGTACCAGTAGCGTTTTGACCGCCATTGGTTGCGTACAACGTGATAGTAGGTGTTCCAGCCAACACGTTGGCACGGAAGTTTACGCCATCAGAAATAATCACACCGCTAGTATTATTAGCCAACGAAACCACCCATGTTGGGGAGGAAATGTTGTTGGATGTATTCATCTCGATTGTGACGTTTGCTGTTGCCAGCATTTGATACCAACCAGCAGGGATAACTGCAGTGGCATTACCGAGGGCTTGCGTTTGGATATACGCACCAGCGGTGTTAGTGGCGGCATTCGCCAGTAGGATTTTATTTGCTGCTAATGACATGATTTAACTCCTTACAGTGAGAGGTAGTTGTAACCCGTCACCTTGGACATTGCTTTAGGTTTGACGTTTACCAATTCGGCAATCATCAAAACTGCACCAACGTAACCAATTTGCCAGTTAGGAAGTGTGGACTCAAAGCCCGTAAACACAAACGAACCTTGCTCGTGGATGTACAGAGACAAGTAGTTAGTGTTCAGGAAGTACACAGTACCTTCTGGGCAGTACGGGTCTGGATAAATTGGCACACCAGCAACCATCAAAGCACGGAATGCAGCTTGAGGGCCATTAGGGTCAGAATCAAAACCAGAGCCGGGGGTGATGACATATTGCTCTTGACCTACGAAGTCTTGAGCCAACAATGTCCATGTACCAAATCCGCAAACACCGAATGAAGGCATTTCAGCACCGTTTTTAACAGTACCAGAAATGTATTGCAAGATGTTTTGACGAGTTGGGTTAACACCGCCAGCAGCATACTGCTTGGACTTCCACCATGTGTAGGTGCTACGGTTGATGTTACCGTAGGTAGCCAAGGTTGTGCCATCGTCAATAGCACCGGGCAAACCGATGAACTGTTGAGTATTGGTTGTGTTGTTGTACAAAGCGGTAGCCATTGCATCCATCATCACATTGGTTGCATCGTTCATACGAGCTTCAATCAACGGAATAATAGCTGCATCTTGCTGAACTGCGCCTTCCATACCGAGGAACGGTACGGGAGAAATCATCAGTTTCAGGTCAAATTCAGCGTTGTAAGCACCTTGCTGGACTGACGGCTGAGCGAACGAGCCGCTGTAGTCAGACCATTGAGCGTTTACAAACTGTGCGCCTTGGACAGGAACGGTTACAGAAGAAACACCGCCGCTGGCTTGTTGACTGTTTGCAATCAATGCCGCCATTAAAGGTGTCGAATTGTATAGCTGGACAACCAGCTTGGGTATAAAGGCTCTACGTGTTACGTAAGTCAGTTCATTAAACTGAGATGACCCCGTAGCTGGTAGTATGCCGCCGCCAATAGCCATAAGGCCTCCTTACGAACGTATTAAAAAGAGAACTTTCGCTCTCACCATTACCCTCTTACAACCCAATAGGGCGTTGCGGTTTACGCAAATCCCTGAGTGCATTTGCAGCTTCATCACGTGCAGCATTGACCGGGTTCTTCCAATACTTGTTCAGGTCAAATTGTTTGACTGGTGAAGGGTTGTATCCTGAAGAAGTGGGCACTGCTGCCTGTTTCATCCACTGGTGAAACTCTGCTGCTGTCTCGTGGTTAGTGATACCACGCTCCAGCATAATTTTTTCAACGTCTTTTACTTCATCTTCTGAAGCAATCAGACCTTTTTTCATCAAAGATTGTCTGCGTTTCTGCAGCTCTTCAACGGCATCCCGTTCACGCAACTTAGCTTCAAGCGCTTGCACTCGTTGCTCAGACTTGTTGACTGCATTGTGCGTGTAGTCCTCCATGTCCAGTTCTGGAATAGGCAGGTCAGGCTTGACCTTTTTAGTCATGCGTAGGAAGTCTTTACGTGTTGCAGGATTATCTGCAAGCTGCTGCGCTAACGCTGCAAGCTCATCACGTGCTTCATAAGATACGTTTTCTAGTGACATAGTATTACCCTCTTATCTGTATTAGATAACTTTTTTACCGTCACCGGGCTTTTGAACAGCCATACCTGTTTTGCCAACTTTATTGGGGGCAGACAAGCCGCCCAGCTGGGAATAACGAGGTGTGTTTGTAATCACGCCATTCTGCTGATTGTTGTCAGTAGGACGGCGGGGTGATGCTGCGCCACGGGGTTTAAACAAATCCATGATAGTTCCTTACATTGGGGAAGGTTGTGGCATACCACCTGCAGGAGGCATGCCGGGAATCGGCGCTTGAGCCACAGCTCTTCCTTCAGGCGATGCGCCACCAGCTTGAGGAAGTGTTTGCAACATCTGTAAAATTTCAGATTGCTGTAATTCGTTTGTTTTGTTTTTGCGCTGACCAAGAATGCCGTTGAGGACACGAATAGCGTTTAATGCTTTCTGTCCTTCTTCTGATTCTGAGCCTAATGCAGGAAGAGATTGTTCCAACAAGTCCATCGCCATGCCTAAGTTAATCATGGCAGCTTCTTTTGACCCCATCTTGGGTTCAGGCGTAGACATTGGGGAGGCCATTGGAGGAGTTTCTGCATCTGACATTCCTTCGCCACCGGGTGTTGCAGCACCGGGCATAGATAAACCAGAAGGA